GTCAGCGATTGGCGTGCCGTGTTTGGTACACCGGGCGCGTAAAGCAAGCTTTTGCTGCTTTGGAAGGGCGACATTGTCGCCCTTTCTTTTTGCCTGTTGATTAGTTATTGTTGGGAAATCCTGACAGACGCATCCCGTGTCTGACACTAGCCAAGACAGGAGCTCAACATGGCTAATACGACTTTCAATGGACCGGTCCGTTCGGAAAACGGTTTTCAAGATATAACTAAGAATGCAACCACTGGCGGTGTCACAAGCACTATGACGTTGCAAACTTATACCACCACAATCACTGTTGCTGACGGCGCCACTACAGGAAAAGAGGGATCGATTGGGATTCCGGTTAACTTCATTCCTATGGGTGTAACCGTTGCTGTTACAACCGCTGCGGCTAACGCGGTGAATTTGAACGACATCGGCACTGACGCGGATACCGACGGTTTTGTCGATGGTATTTCTGCAGCAGTAAACAGCACTGGTTTCAAAGGCTTTTTTCCATGCAACGGCGTGCTTGGAATGTCTGGAGGCACCACTACTGCAGCAGGCGCTACGGCTGACGAAGTAGAGCTTGTAGTCTCTGGTGATCCGGGCGGCGATACCGTTATTGTATTAAAGTTCTTTGGCATCAGTAGTTCCGCTGACGCATCTTAGGAGTTTGATATGGCTGATGCAGTAACCTCGCAAACACTAGTTGATGGTCCCAAATTTGCAGTCCTAAAACTGACTAACATCTCAGATGGGACCGGCGAATCTGCAGTCACAAAAGTGGACGTGTCAGCTTTGCAAAACAGCGCCGATGGTGATGCTTGTACTAGTGTCACCATCGATCGCATCTGGTGGCAATGCATAGGCATGAAAGTGCAACTTTTGTTCGATGCGGACTCCGATGCTTTTATCATTGAGTTGGGTGAAAACCAAAGCGGTGATCACGACTACAGTATTTTTGGCGGCCTGACGAACAATGCGGGCACCGGAAAAACTGGCGACGTGAAGTTTACGACAGTCGGAGCAAGCTCCGCAGATACATACACCGTAATCTTGTACATGCGAAAAGGTTTTAGTTAATGGCGACGACCAAGGATGTAAAACGACTGCCTTCGGGTCGATTGCAATACCGAGGCGAAACATTTTCAGGGTATAACCAACCAAAAAGAACACCGGGCAAAAACAAAAAATCCGCAGTTCTAGCCAAAAAGGGCAACGACGTGAAGATTGTTCGTTTCGGGGACCCCGATATGACTATCAAAAAGAGTCAACCAGCAAGGCGTAAGAGCTTCCGCGCTCGTCACAACTGTGATACCGCGAAGGATAAATTTAAGGCTCGGTACTGGAGTTGTGAGGCGTGGTAATGGTTAGATCAGACATGCCGAGAGGCTTGAGCTATTACGCAAAGGGCGGCGGTGCTTCTAAGAAAAGCCGAGGCAGTAAAATATGCCCGGCTGGTAAAGCTTGGGCCAAGCGAACCTTTGACACATACCCGTCTGCTTACGCGAATATGGCGGCTTCTAAGTATTGTAAAGACCCGAACTACGCCAAAGGCAGCAAAAAGAAGAAGTAGTGGACATTTATAGCGTGCAGACAGGGACTAAATACGGGACGTTGTTTGCAAACGATGACGCTAATCTTGCTGAACTTAAAACGTGGTTTTTAGTCCAAATACAAGCTGATTTAGAGCAGGACAGTACGCTCACTCAAAGCGTGATTGACCAGACAATGGATAATTGGCAAACCACTTTTGACGAGTTATCCAAAGCTGTTTCGTACGAGCTTACAGACAAGGGTCTTTGCGAATCTTTGGCAAACGGTTATGTAGCCGGGGGCGGAAACACCATTATCAATAAAAGCATGGGGCTCGAGGCGTGGAGTTAAACGTATGGGCGAGCTAAAGAAGTGGCGCGATCAAAAATGGGTTCGAATTAACGCAGCGGGCGATATTGTTGGTGAATGCGGCACATCTCCCGACAAGCGTAACCCAGATCGTTGTTTGCCTGAGTCGAAAGCAAGAAGCTTGAGCAAGTCTGAGCGGGCAGCAACCGCACGAAAAAAGAAGAAAGAAGGCAAAAAGGGCAAAACGGTGGTGGCGAACACTAAGAAAGCTACTGTAAAGATGCGGGATGGTGGCGAGGTTCGTCAACAGATCGCCAGAGGCTGCGGCGCTATTATGAGCGATCGTAGGAAAAAAACGAAGTACCTGTGAGGTTAATATGTCTAGAGTAAATCTTGGAATGGGCGGGTCGAAGAAAAAATCATCGCCCAAAAAGAAAGCTCTGAAAAGCAAAGGCAGCGCACAAGGCGTCAAAATGAAGTCTAAAGGCGGCGCTATGGGCGGCAAAAAAGAAATGATGCCCGGCGGCATGAAAAACGGCGGCGGCGTCAAGCCAAAAGGCATGAAAAACGGCGGCAAGATGGCTACTAAAGGCTATCGAATGGGCGGAAAAGTGGGTATGGCGCCCCCTCCAAAAATGAAACCGGGAACGGGTGGAGCAAGTAGACCCATGCCTAGCGCCGCGCCGGGCACTACAAAAACGCGTCCCACCTCACCAAAAGCGGCATTGGATGACCGCCGGAATAAAGAAGCAAACAAAAAACAAGGAATGAAAAAAGGCAGACGCGTAATGGCTGCATTGTCTAGAGGCGCGGGCAGAAAAGGTCGTGGACCCGGTGGCATTTAACGACAATGGCCTATCTACAATCTAACATCCCGCACTTTAAGTGCTGGGTGCGGCGTGAATACACGCACAACCATGAGAAATACCACGGGGAGTTTCTTCATGCAATGGTGATTGGTGTCACTACGATGCCGTGTAGGTGCTTGAGTTTTCAAGTTATTTTTACAGGCATAGAAGCGGAAGGCGAAGAAGAGGACACGGTGCATGGTGGTGCAATGTGGGCTCGCATGCCAATTACCGCTTTGGTAGGAGACATTCCACTAGAAGAGTGGCCCGATGCAATGCCGGTATGGGCTGCACAGCCTTGGGATTGTAGCTCGCACCATCACGCGGTTTACGTTTTAGATAGGGCTACACCGTGTCCTTGGTTGGCAAAAATTGATGGTGAAATGTATCCAGCAAAGTATTTGTTTACGGTGGATTACACAGAAAGCGAGATTGCCGACGACCCTGCGCAGCACAAGCAAAGTCACGTTTTGCAGTTGCTAGACGCGGGTAATTGGACCGGAAACATAGTAGCCCTACCCAATAACAGGGTGCGTGTTACTCATCCGGCATGGTTCGAAACAGGAGAGGGTGGGCCAGACTTTAAGCCATCTGCGCATATACATTACTCCAAATCCGATTTAGATTACACGCTTGATGTAAACCAAATTTTTGACAACTTATACAATGACAACAAGTAGTAGCAAAGATTTTGAACTGGACGTTGCCGAATATGTCGAAGAGGCGTTTGAACGCTGTGGGCTAGAGGTTCGCACGGGCTACGATCTTAAAACTGCTCGCAGGTCATTGAACTTGTTGTTTGCAGATTGGGCAAACCGTGGTTTAAATCAGTGGACGATTGAACAAACTACAATACCTTTGGCTACCGGCATAACCGAGTATCCCGGCGGTACTTTGACAATGACGGTCGCGGATTCCGGCTCTTTTTCTATAGCAGAGACAATAACTGGAGGCACTAGCGCCGCCACTGCATCTATAACTAGTAAGCCCAGTTCCACGACTTTGGCGATCACAATCCCTAGCGGTACTTTTTCGGCTTCTGAAACGATTACCGGCGGGACCAGTGCAGCCACCACAACGGTCAGTGCGGCGGTTGATTTCGGTGACGTGCGAAGCACCATCGACATTTTGTCGGCGGTTGTCACAAGAGACAGTACTGATTTTCAAATAGAACGTGTAAGCCGCTCTAGCTACCTCAACATCCCGAATAAGGCACAAACCGGCAGGGTAAACGAGTTTTTTCTAGACCGACAAATTACGCCGATTCTCAAGGTGTGGCCCGCACCAGAGAACAACACGGATGTTGTTAAGTTTAACCGATTGACGCGTATCGACGACGCAGACACTAACACCAACACTGTTGACGTTCCTTTTCGTTTTTACCCGTGTTTGACTGCTGGTTTAGCGTATTACCTAGCTATGAAGCGCAATCCGCAAATGATGGGCGTGTTGAAGCAGGTGTACGAAGAAGAAATGCAACGCGCGATGGATGAAGACCGAGATCGAGCGTCTTTACGGATCAGTCCGTCGTACGACTACTATAGGACTTAACGATGTCTGGTTTCGCTAACGGCAAAAACGCATACGGTATTTCTGACCGCTCGGGCTTTAGATACAAACTGCATCGCATGAAGAAAGAGTGGAATGGGTCTTTAGTAGGCCCGGACGAGTATGAGGCGAAGCAACCGCAGTTGTTTCCGCCGCCCAGCGTAAGCGACCCACAAGCGATCAGGAACGCGCGTCCAGACAGGGTGGAACCTTTGGTTATTACGGTAGGTGTTCCGTTACTGACTGAAAAACGATTTATTCCTGTAAAAGCTTCAGGGCAAGTCGGCAATGTCGAGGTATCTACGCCATGAGTTTTACACTAGCCACATTGAAAACGGCCATACAAGACTACTGTGAGAGCTCAGAAACCACGTTTGTGAACAATTTGCCGGTGTTCATAAAAGAAGCCGAAGAACGCATACTTAAAAACATTGAGTTGCCTTTTTTCCGCAAGAACGTCACCGGTACGGCAGCAGCGGGTAATACTTATTTATCAACACCTACGGACTTTTTGAGTCCGTATAGCTTGGCGGTGATTTCAAGTAGTGAGTACGAGTATTTGTTGTTTAAGCAGGTGTCTTTTATAAGGTCATATACTCCAAACCCCGCAACTACGGGCACTCCAAAGTATTACGCTTTATTCGATGATACGACGTTTATTTTAGCTCCCACCCCAAGCTCAACGTTGACTTTTGAACTGCACTACAAGTATCGCCCGGATTCTTTAACGGCGGGTGCAGAAAGTGGAACTACGTGGCTTTCCACCAACGCTCCGGATGCAATGTTGTATGGTTCTTTGGTAGAGGCTGCAACTTTTCTAAAGGTCCCAGAAGAAGCGGCGGGTTACGATCAGCGGTTTGCTCAAGCAGTAGCGGCTTTGAAAGCTCTGGGAGAAGATTATGGTGCTCGAGATGAGTATCGCTACGACATTTCAAAAGGTAGATAGACATGTTCGCTGCTGTTTCTGAATCAGGTTTGGGACAAATTTCTGTTGCTACGACAGTGAACAAAGGTCACGACCCCGAATTTTGGGCCCAAGCTATATCCGACAGGGTTGTCAGCGTTGGTGGCAATTGTCACCCGGCGATCGCAGAACAAGCAGAAGCGTTCAAAGAAGCGGTCAAAGCCACGGCTTTGTACTATATTAAGGAAGCCATAAAAAGCGACAGAACGACGCTAATTGGTGAGTTAGAGAAACAAGGCCAGAGTGAAATGGCTAATATAATCAGGAGGCTATAATGGCTATCACGACAGCACTATGCACAAGCTTCAAGAAAGAAATTTTAGAAGCCGTTCACAACTTTAAAAACACGGGCGGAAGCACGTTCAATCTTGCGCTGTACACAAGTTCTGCGAGCTTGGGTGCGGGTACAACTGCTTACACGACTTCGAACGAAGTATCGGGCACTAATTATACTGCCAAAGGTGCTTCTCTTACGCGAGTTGATCCTAGTACGTCGGGCACTACCGCACTGACAGACTTTGCCGATCTGACATTTTCAAATGCGACGGTGACTGCAAGAGGGGCGCTCATATTTAATGACAGTGCTTCTGGTGATCCAGCGGTATGTGCGCTCGACTTTGGTGGTGATAAGACCAGCACAGCAGGTGATTTTACTATTCAGTTTCCAACCGCTGACGCATCCAACGCGATCATTCGCATCGCATAGGATCTAACGTGTGGCGAATGTTACTGGCTGGGGTAGAGGCACTTGGGGTGAGGGCGCATGGAGCGAAGAGGCTCCAGTTCTTGTCACGGGTGTCGCAGGCACTTCAGCGGTTGGCACAGTCACGGTATCTGGAGATGCCAGTACGTCGGTTACAGGCGTTGCAGGCACTTCGGCGGTTGGCACCGTTACGGTTGCAGCGGCAGCTACAACCTCTGTCACAGGCGTTTCTGGAACGAGCTCGGTTGGCACAGTCACCGTTACAGCGGGTGCAAACGTCACTCCAACAGGCGTTGCCGGGACGGGAGCGGTCGGGTCCGTATCAATATCGGGCGCGGCTAGCACCTCCGTTACGGGCGTTTCTGGAACGGGCGCGGTCGGGTCTGCCACAACCTCTGCGGCAGCCAATACATCTGTTACAGGCGTTGCCGGGACAGGTACAATCGGTTCTGTTACGGTTGCAGCAGCGGCTAACGCTTCCGTCACAGGCAATGTTGGTACGTCTGCAGTTGGTACAGTCACGGTCGACGCGTCGGGAACAATCATTGTCACAGGCGTTTCTGGAACGGGCGCCGTCGGATCGATCACAACAGACGCTGCAGCCAATGTTTCTGTTGTCGGCGTTGAAGGAACGTCTGCGCTTGGCACCATATCGGTATCTTGCGACAACAACATCAGTGTTACAGGCGTTGCCGGGACAACTGAGATCGGAACTGTCACTGCGACTGCAGCGGCTGACGTTGTTCCTACAGGTGTGTCTGCTGATGGTTTGTGTGGCGGCGCGTTGGTGTGGGGAAAAATTGTTCCGGGCCAAGACTCAAGTTGGTCTACTATTGACGACAGTCAAACCCCTAGTTGGTCGAGTATTAATGACAGTCAAACCCCTGATTGGGAAGAGGTAGCTTAAAATGGCAACTTATGTAAACGATTTACGGCTTAAAGAGATCGCCACTGGTGACGAATCTGGTACGTGGGGCACGAGTACAAATACTAACCTCGAATTAATTGCTGAGGCATTTTCATTTGGCACAGAAGCAATCACGACTAATGCGGATACTCATACCACTACT